TTTATCCGCGATGAAGTTCTGGGCTTTGTCGTCTGTATCACGCAGACCTTCGAAAGAGCGTCCGCGTTTCTTTGATACCACCAATTCTTCGACAGTGCCGTCTCCTGCAAAATCTGAAAAATCATCTGTTTTTTCGTCATTATCAGGAGATGATGACTTGATTCCCTTCGCAATCCAGAGATACTCTTGAGCCGTTGGTGGAGTATCAGGAGTCGCTTCCTTGTATGGTCCGATGTAATGTTTACGTTTTACGTTTTTGTTCTTCATCTATTATTCTTCCCTTTCTATTTCAAGGCTAGCTGTAACATCTAGCAAGTAAATATAAAAGCCTTGCTCATCTAAGTCGTTTAAGTACGGCTTATCAACTGCAAGGCCTAAAAAGTTGTATGACTTGTTTTTGCTTGGCAAATCCAAGTCCATTTTTGATAAGGCAGCATTTATCTGCCAAAGTATCGTATTGTTTAAAGCTTGGTCTCTTGACTTGATCGCAATTTCAAAAGGCAGGCTGACCGTTTGTGTTCCGGCCATGTCCTCGTCCTCTACTTTTCCTCCCGGCAGAGGGTAGATTGCCAACCCTTCCTTTTCGTCCAGATATCCGAGTGCGGACGGAATTTTTGATTGAATACCTTTGATATGCTCAAGCAAGACCTCTGAAAAGTCATTATTCTGCATTATTTCACTCCCATAGCTCTCAGACCAACTTCTGCCCATGCTTGGGCATAGAGTGGCACGGCTTTTTTATCCCATCTAGGACCTGTCCCTGGCGTCGGCTTTTGGCTCAATAATCTTTCTTTATTAGCAAAGAAGAACCTTCTTTGCTTATCTGAAAAGAAGCCTTTCCGTTTCCGGCCGTAATACACAATTCTAGCGTAAGGCTGTGCATACACGATAGAATCCTTTCTGACGTGGCCGCTAGATCGTAGGTCTCCTCTTCGTTTTGGGACGAAGCGCTCCATGTCCAGCATCGCCTGATTAGCTATGGCCAGCTTCCCTTTTGCGAAATTCTCCGGAGAAACTTTCTTTTCGACGCCTTTCAAGTCAATCTTAATCGAAACACCACCCATCAAATCACCTCGATTTCGTAGGCCAGAAGCTTCTTGGTGAACGGATGATATTGAGGGATGATGCTGCGGATAATGTAGAGCGTCCCTTTATCATCAACAACACCGCCTATAAAACTCTTGTCGAGCTCTACATGGCAGTATTTATGATATACAATCACTGTTGATGGCTTATTTTCGCTCTGATGATTGCCTGATCCGGTCTGAGAAAACGTCCTATCGAATTTGCACGGAGAAAGCAAAAGAGGCTCTGAATAAGTCTCTTTTCCCCAGTCGTCCTTACTCAATCGTTTTTGGATCGTTACGGAATCCGGTAGCATTCGTTTATCTATCATAATCAGCCCTCGCAAAGCCAAATCCGGCCAATCTTAGCCAGTTTTCAGCATCTCTAGACAGATTGTACCTTTCGGCCAATGAAAGCATCTGGGCGCTGTTTTGGTTGCCTCCACGATAGCTGACAGAGGTCCGCCCAACGGTCATGCTGGCCATTGCTTGCTTGTCCTCAGCGGTCATAATTCCTGAGCCATCCAAATAAGCAATCTGGAAAGCTGTAGCACGTTTGACAGCCTTTTTCCTAGCGTCATGGTCACTTTCAAAGCTATTGCGAGAGTAGAAATCCCGAATATACGCATCAATAGCGAGTTCTGCACGCTTCAGCAGTTTGTCAAAATTGCCATCCATATCAAAACCCAACTCTTCAAACTCATCTTTTGTTAAGTAGGTCATCTACTCACCTCCTCACGAGGCGGTATCGGCCGCCTTCGCATTCTTAGCTTCTTCTTCGATGCGCTCTAAGCCATCTTCGTTGAACGCAGCCTTATACATTTTGTTGATTTTGTCCGCTTCACTTACTTGCAAGTCATAGACTTTTCCTTCGTCAAAGTGACGATCGGATTGGACCAAGTAGAAATTTGTTTTAGCTTTAAATTGTGCCATTTAGTTTATTCCTTCTCGTCGCCTTTTTCTAGGAGGGCTGTAAGATCCTTTTTAGTAACTTTTCCCTCTGGAAGCGGGATAGAGCGCTCTTCAAGAAGAGCTTTCAATTCATCCGCGGTCATTTTACTGTAAGGGGCAGAGACAGAATCTTTTTCTTCTTCCTTCTCCTCGAACCCATCAGCAATCAATTGAATTTCAAGTTCACTGCCCTCTTGGACAGTGTAGACCTGATTGTCTTTTTCGTACTTCTTCATGTTTTACCCCCTATTAAGCTGATTTGTGAGATACATAGACACCATCTTTTTTAGTCTCCAAAACAAAGAGGTCGTGATAAAGACGGTTTTGGTACAGATATCCGTCGCCTTCGGTATGTTGCCCTGGAGCGAAAAGATAGATTGAGTTGAATTTAGCCTTCGCGATAACTGCTGGCTTAGCAACGATCAAGAAGTTGATATCTTTACCATCTGAAGCTTTCACAAAGCCTGTCGTGAAGTCAAATTTAGTCTTGAAGCGCGCATCATCCCAAACTTCGATAAGCTGAACTCCGTCGAGCGAAGTAACACGGGTATCGATTCCTTGAGGCGATGTAGTGGCGATTGAGCGTGTGAACTCTTTAGAACGTTCCAGAAAGTCCATCACTTCGCTAGAAACATACATGACGATATTTTGGGCGCCGTATTTACGAACTGGCAAAAGAGCAGCTTTCAATTTAGTGTAGATGTTCACTTCTGACAAGTCATCTTCAGACTTAAATTTTGTTGCTGTGATTGCTGTCGTAGCCAGTTTGGAGAAGCGGTAAGCGTCAACTTCTGGAGTTGCGTGTTCGGTGATGAAGGTGTTAGATACATTAGCAGCTGAAAGCTCTTGGTTTGTTTCGTCTACGTCTGCTTTGTCTACAAAGAACTCAACGTCACGGTCGAACCCGAGCGTATAAACTTTCTTGTCGTTTGAAACTGTACCGGCGTTATATCCTTTAGAGCGTGTGTGCGCTTTGTAGCCTGTCACCGAAATAGTCGGCAATTCGAACGACTTAGCACCCAACCAGTTTACTTGTGGTGTTTCCAAAATGCTTGTGAGAGCACCTTGCATCAATTTCTTTTCAAACGTGCCCTCGTGTTTAGTGATGTAGTTAAGTGTCATTGATTATTCTCCTATCAATTTGTTAGTCCTAAAGCCTTCAAAAAGGCATCTTCTTGGTTCGTTCCAGCCGTTGGATTCCCTCCAGCTGAAAACGTTGGTTTCTTATCCTCAGGTTGCTCTGCGCGACCAAACTGAGGATATTTCTGCAGCACTTGACCAATAGCATCTTCAATAGATACTTCATCGGATACCAAGCGCGCAGACAGAGTGATGACATCGTCCACAGATTCAGCATTCACTCCCAATGTCAGAGCTGACAGCTTCGCTTCCAGATTTTTCTTATCTGACAAAACCTGCTCCAGTTCTTTTTCTTTAGTAGCAAGTGCTTCTGACTGTTTCTCAGCCTCGCTCTTTTGTGAGTCTTTCCACTCTTTGAGTTGTTGAAGTCCTTCTTTGGCACTCTTGAAATTTTCAAACCCTAGGTCTTTGAAGATTTTCTCTTGTGCTTTCTTAGCCTCTTTAGACACAAGCCCGTTTACCTCTTCCTGGGTAAAAGTCTTGATAGGTTGCTCTTGAGTTTTTGACTCAGTGTTTTCTCCAGCATTAACTGGCTGGTCAGTTTGTGTTTGAATGTCTTCTGGCATTCTTCCGTCCTCCTAGAATTAGGTGTTATCTTCCGTTCTTTACCGCCTGCGGATAAAGGCAAACAAAAAACCGCATCGAATTTGAGGCGGTTAATTTCTATAGTTTGATTTCTTCAATTTTCGCACGTTGCTCTAAAATCGAAAGATAATCCCACATGACTGAACGCTGACGCTTTAATAAATCGATAGGACAATTAGGTTCAAACTCTAGCTGTCCTTTTTCGTATTTACCAATCATCATGTCTAACTTTTGGAATCGTTCTTTCAATTCGTAGTATTCTTTTCTAAATCTTGCTTTCCAATCTTCCATTTTTTCTGTTCCTTTCTTCAATTCACTGATTTATAACAATTTACAGAGATTTATAGCTGTTTACACCAGCTTATCAAGATGCTAATTTCTCACTTCTTTTGCTTTTCTTGTAAAAATGTTGTATACTTAAGTAAATAAAGGAACTGGTTTGGCACCCAATGACCTATTTTAGGTCGGCGCCTAAGTCAGTTCCTTTTTTTCGTGGCATAAATCAAACGATGTCCTCTTTTAACAATTGCAATATTAAGTCCTCGACGACCGAATTTGTATATTTCTTCAAGCTGTCGCTCTATTTCTTTATCACTCAGA